ATTGCCATTTTTTATTTTTTTGATTTTGTTTTGTTCATTTGTTCCAAGAAATCAATTGCATCTTCCATGTATGCTTTGCCAATTTTCTTTGTTAAGCCACTTTTGGCAACTTCTAATGGATTAGAAAAGAAGAATGATGGCTTGACACCATACAGATAAATGGATCTTTGAATCAAAAATCGCAATGACTTCCTTGAAACAAATCTTCCTTTTTCATCCCTTATTCCTGCAAGACCTTTTTTCACAATCCATTTGTCAAGTGATGCAGTGAATGATTTCCATGAACCACTTGAAGAACCACTTCCAAATCTATATGGTGAATTCGGTGCTTTTGCAGAACTGAATTTTCCTTGCATTCCTTGGTCAACAAATTTTGCATAATTAGAACCTTGAAATTCAAGTGTCAGACCACCATTTTGATTTTTGGTGATAGTGTACCCAAGTGACTGTGAAAGTTCACCTGAAGTGTTCTTTCCTTGTCTTGCCAATTCGCTTTGTGCATCTTTCACCACTTTTTTTGCGAATAAATTCAAAACCTTTTTAGTTCTAATTAATGATTTCACTATATATATATTATTCTTATCATTATTACCATTATTGTATGTGTCAAATTGATGTCAAATTGATGTCAAATTGATGTCAAGTGTTTGACATAACTCATTGACAATCAATCAATCAATTGGAACAACACAAGCATTTGCACTGTAATCAACTGTGATTGAAAAATCACCAACCCATCCTGAAACCCTTGTGTCAAACCTTTCTGTGAATGGATTGCAAGAAACATTTTCACTTATTCTGTAGTCTTGTGAATCAATTGTGAATGATGGTGATGCACTTGTCACACCATTTTTCCACACTGCAACAAAATCTTGAATGTACTGCAGACAGTCTGACAACACTTCATCTTCATTTGATTCATCAGGTTCAACCAAATCCATTGCAATCAACTTGAATGAATAGGTCAATTCATGTTTTGAAATTGATGCTTGTTCAGTTATCAAATGAACTTGTGGAAAGACCACAGTGTTTGCATCCACTTCAAAAATATCACCGATGTGTGAAGGTCTTGACTTGTTGATGATTTTCTGCAATCTGTTTCCAAACTGCAAGGATTTGATTGTATGTGATTACACTTGTTGTTGCCATTTTTATTGTTTTATTGTTTCAATATCTTTTTTAAATGATAGCCATGTTAAACATTCTGTCAATGGTCTTTCAATTACATTTTCCATTTTTAAAAAATTTCCATCTGTCAATTTGTGGATGATTGCGTACCATCCCCACTTGTTTCCAAAACTTTCTTCATCTGTTTTGATTCCTTTTTCTTGTTTTGTTTCTTCAAATAATGGATTGAAGTCAGTGTATATTCTTGACCTAAATTCAAAAAAAAACATAGACATCCATAAATTGAATCTATTGACATTTTGTTTTTGAACAATTCTGTTCTTTCATCACATTTGTCAAAGTCATATTTTTCAACCCTGAATGATTTCTTGTCCTTGTCAACAATAGGTCTGTAAAGGATTGACATCACTTTGTCAAGGTTCTTGAAACCATCTTGAAGGTATGTGTCCAAATCACCAAATTCACCAATGGTGATGTCTGAAAGCTTTGAATTGAATCCATATTCAACACCATCAATTTCAACAATCAAATTCAAATGTTCTGATGGTTTAGATTGTGCAAGTTCCATCAAATGTTTGAAAACTTCTTCAACATCTGACTTCTTCAAATCCACAATCTTTTGTGAAGGAATTTCAATCAATGATTCAATCAAATGAAACATCAATTGTTGTTCAGTCATTTCATCCATTTCAACTGACATCAGTTTCTGATATTGTGCCAATGACACTTGTTTCCAGGTTTCAGGAATTGTGTAATTGAACACCTTGTCATTGTCTGTGATTGTGATTGTCTTCATTTCTTTTTTTTAAATATAAAAATTCAATTTTTAGTTTGTTACTATTGAACAAAATATTTTCCAACATTTGGATTCAATTCATAAAACATTCGCATCATCAAACAATCTGCAAAGTCAGGTGACCTTCCAATCAAATCCTTCATTTGGTCTTTTGGAATGATTTGCATCTTTCCATCTTTGTCCATGTCTTTTCTTTTGATGACTGACAATTCATCAACAATCAATTGTTGAATTCTTGAATCAGGACAATTGACAGACAATTCACCTGCATTGATAAGGTCTGCAAGTTTGAAGAAACATTGTGACTTGATGTTGTTGAAGTTTTGATTCATTAATGGTCTTGCATTATTCACAAATGATTTTGTTCCTTTCAAAAGGTCTGAAACACCACCACCAACACCATCTGAATCAATCACAACATTGGAACTTCTGACACTGAATTCATTCATCAAATCCTGAACCAATTGTGCAACCTCAACAACTGATGACCTTTCAAGAACAACAATCTTCTTGACTGATAGTTCTTTCCATAGCATCACCACAGTCTTGTCTGCACCATACCTTGCAACATCACAACTGATGAACATTTCACCACTTGACTTTTCTGTGAAATTGAACATGTGTGAAATTGAATTGAATTCAATCAATGAATCTTTGGTTTCATCGAATTCCCAATCACCAAACAACAACCTTTGTTTTGACACTATGTCCAACTTGTTCAATTGGTCTTTGTAATGTCTTGACACAAATGGATTGTCATCAACCAATGTCTGAATGAACTTCCTGTGATTTGGAAGATTGCCATCTTTCCAAGGTCTGAAGAAATCAGAATAAACCCAATTCTTTGCAGGATTGCATGTCATCAATATCTTTGGAACAAGATTGAATTGGTCAAGTTTGTACCTGATACGACTTGCAAGAACCTGCACACCTTTCTGAACAATCATGTTGCATTCATCAACACAAGCAAATGTGATTTCCAGTGAACCAAGTGAATCAAAATTTCTGTCTGATGGATAAAGAAACAAATCTTTCAAAATGATTTCTGATCCATTGAAAAATGAAATGATGTTTGACTGACCATTGAATGTGTAGTGTTCACCACTTACCAATCCCCATTGACCACAGACATCAAAAAATGTGTTCAGTGTTGTCTTCTTCAATGTGTCCAATTTAGACCTTCCAATCAATCCTCTGATGCCTTCATACTTCAAACACATGGTGATTGCATACGCACAAAGGATGAATGATTTTCCACCACCTGCACCACCACCAAACAAGACTTCAGTTGTCTTGTCATCATTCAACAAATGCCACATGCATTCATTCTGTTGTTTTGTCAACTGTGGTTTCATTCAGGTTTTTCAAGTTGGATTTCAATGTTCACATTCTTTCCTTGGTGTTCAATTTCTTGTCTTTCTGTGTACCCTCTTGACTTTCCTTTTGTCTTTAGATAAAAGATTGTTGATGTGGTGTCATTGTCTTTGATGTTTTCCATCAGCTTTGATTCCACAAAGTCAATCAGACCTTCTTGAATGTTTGAAATCTTGTCTGCAAAATCTTGGTCATCAGACTTCCAGTTGTAGAATGTTTGTCTTGATATTCCAAATGCTTTGCAACTTGCATCAATGTTTCCACCTTCACTTTGATGACAAGGTGATGTGCTTGTTCCAAAAGTTTGTGTGTTTCTTCTTTCATTGATTATATATTTTTATAATTTCTTTGATGTATTTTTCCAAACATTGACCACATAGAATGTCACAATGCTTTTCATGAACAATCAATTCACCTTCATCTTCTGCATTGAATTCATATTGACACCAAGAACATTCATGGTTATCTTTGTCATCTATAATTGACCAAGGATTCTGCATCTTTTTCAATTTGAATGTTTTTGTGTTGATGTGTAAATTCTCTTTTTAAATCTTCATAATAATTTGGAACATGTCCAAAAATCAATTGAAAATTTATGTCTGAATTTATAATTTTTGGAATGTCAAAATATTGATTTTCAAAAGATTCAAAATTTGTTTCTTCACAATAATATTTCACAATTGTTTGGTGTTTTGTTTTTATTGCCATTTT